AAAGACTGTATAGTAGACAGAGTTATTGACGGGGATACTGTTGATCTTCGAATTAATTTAGGTTTTAGTATTTTTGTTAAGAAGCGGATCCGATTTCATGGGATTGATGCCTGGGAATCCAGAACACGAGATCTTGAGGAAAAGGCCAAAGGGATGGCCGCGAAAAAGAGGTTAAAAGAGTTACTAGTTGGTGGTAAGTGTGATTTGGAAAGCCACGCGCTAGGTAAGTACGGACGAGTAATTGGTGTGATCTTGGTAGATGATCAAGACATAAATCAATTATTAGTTGAAGAAGGTCATGCCAAGGGTAACTACTTTGGCGGTAAAAGATAAAAAATAATATCATTTTTTTGATTCACAATTCCTATATACCCTAGGAGAATATTAATACATCATGGCAAGACGAACAAGACAAGTTGGCCGACCCGCCTATAGTCACGCAGGAGGAGGTAACCCTGTTTCTGCAATGCGTTCCGTTTCTGGAACGGGAACATTAACTGGAGGGGGATCCTCCGTATCAACTACTTGGTGGTGTGTTGAAGAACAAACTATGCATGTGGAGTATATGCGTCTTCCATATTATTCTCAGATTGAGCAATTTGATGAAACTTTTGTATCCGCTATGCCCGCTCCAAAGGTTTATCATACAAATTTGGTAAGTAAAGCTAAAGGGCATTATTCTAAGAAAAAGATTTATGGAACATATTCAGGAACCTATAATCAACCACAAAAATTTCTAATTGACGGAACTAGTCCCTATGGTGGTTTTGGGGTAAGTGGACAAGTTATTACTGAAATACCTTTCTATAACAGGCGCGAATGGAATGCCTCAGATGTTGAATATGATTGCACCGTACAGGATCTTCATAGCGATGGGGGTGTTTTTGAAACATGGGGTGGGGGTGTTCCTTATATTAAGGGATGTATTGATGCGATCCTGCCACATAAAATGTATACTGATGTAGTTAAGAATCATCACAACAATACATCTGCCCTGGCTTTGTCTGATCATCTTGTATATGGTCCTTGGACTTCTGCTACAGAAATAGCTAATGACACCTCAGGGGCGCAGCTTACTGATATGATAGATTTTTGGGGATCTAGGATTTCGGGAGATACGCCACATGTAGGTGCAGTGCAGGGCAATGACTGTCATCCTTGGATAGCTTCTGGGGTTACCACAGGAGCCTGTTCTGGTTACGATATTGGCAGACACGATTACAGTTAATAAAAAACTCCTACTCCTTCTGCTCTAAGGGGGTATATAATACTATGAGGAGTTATTATGCCCAAAGTAGGTAAAAAGCATTTTCCATACACTAAAAAAGGCAAGGCTGCGGCCAAAGCTGCAAGGCTAAAAGCCGAAAGCAAAACTGAAAAGTATCCTCAAACTAAGCTTTCCATCTCTACTGAAAAAGGTGGAGATATCGACTATAGTGACGCAATTAAAAAGTGGAAGCACATTACTAGAAAATCAAAGAAAGCTGCAAAGGAAGAACCAGAAGAACAAGTAACAGATAGCTTAATACCTTCTTTACTTCCAATACCCACTTTAACTCCAGAAGAACTACAACTTATTCTTCAGGTAGGAACTAAACCTATTAATGAGGCTCTTCCTTTAGCTGCTGTTATTGGTCCCGCTCTTAAGGGCTTAACTGGTATGGCGGGGAGGGCTTTAGCCTCTAAGACTGGAAGAACAGCTGCAAAGATTGGTGCGAAAAAAGTAGCGCAATCTATGGCTAAGGGAGAAGAAGAGGAAGAAGAAGATGTATATGAAAACCTAATTCACGCTCTTCAAAACTATGCTCCAAGTATTCTTGAGCGAAAAACAACTAGAAGGGAAAGAAGGCTAAGACCTAGTAAGACTGCTCCCTATCTAAAGGGTTTATCTAGAGAAGAGTTAATACAAAGACTTAAAGACGAGCAAGGTAGGCCTGGAAGAGGGGCGCGTAAGAGAAGAAGGGAATTAGAAAGACTAATAAAGAGAACTCCCGAAGAGGAACCTGCCTCTACCGCACGAGGGAGGGAGCCAGGAGAATGGGGAGGACCACTTCCTCCAGAGGAAGCAGGAGAACTTGAAGGTCCTATAGAGCGGGGTCGTGAAAAGCAAAGGCGAAGGGGACTTACGGGTGACCGAGAGGCCGCTCTTCGTAGGTTGAAAGCAGGAGGCAGAGAACGCTACCACAGAGCTAAAAAACGCTTAGGGCAAAGGGGGGGTCCCCTAGGCCGAAGCGGAGCGGCGGAACTTGCCCGTAAACAAAAAGGCTTGGAAAAAGTTACTGGAGCGGCATACGGAGGAAGGCCAACAATAGATGTTGGTGGTGCCGCTGAATCTCCTGGGGCATTAGGACCTCTAGGATTGGGTCTTGGAGCTGGCGCTGCTGCTGCCCACAAAGTCGGTTCGAAAGCGACGAGATCAGTTAAAGGTAAACTGTTGAAGAGAGGCATAAGAAAAAAAGGTAGAGAATGGGCTAAGGAAAATCCTCGTCAGGCTAAGATGGCTGGGCAAGCAACTGATATAGCTAGTCTTTTTAGGGGTCCAGTAAATCTCACACCAACGACTACAGCTCTACAGACTAGGCCAAAGCCACAACAAACTCCAGCGCTTAGTACTGCACAGCAGCGGGCGGCAACGCAACAATCAGACATTAGGAAAAGACCCGAAGCGCGGGAGAGAGTTAAAACCCTTAAAACTAATCGAGAGCGTCAATCAAAAGCAACTAGGCCAAATGTTTAAGCGATTTTTACTTCCTAGAGTGGCACACTGCAAAAAAGGGTGTTGACTACTCTTTACACCTAACATCGTAAAGAAGAGTTCTTAACGATATAAGTCCTGATTCAGGTAAGGATAGTAGCCAACAAACCGAACTTCCTAGGAATCCGTCCAATATAATTATGTCTGTTGGACTTCTCCAAAACCATCCTAGAGCCATGCCTACCCAAAAACCTAGGCACATATAGCATTTGACCATCTCCAAAAGCTTACCCTTAAGTTTATTTCTATAAGGAGCAAGAATTTTGGATTCTGAGAGGACATTTGTAATGCCATAAGCCGTCAGAACCCATATAAGAAATCCTGTAAAATTTGTCATACTTTCTCCAATATATGCGGAGTGTTTTCACATACTACCGCTGTTGTAACTTTACTAAACTTTGTTCTTGAAGAAAAAATACTCAAGGTGCCAGCACCGACATAGGACATTGCTGATTTTATGCCTTCAGTTAAATATTTGATTGTGTCACTAGTACTGCCTGTAGATTTTCTTTCCACTAAGCAACTGACACCTTCAGCATTTTTTGATACGCCTTCAAACTCAAATCTAGCCTCAGGAGAGGCCATTCCTCTAAATTCGATAGATTCGTGCTTTAAATTCCAATTAGGAGTTTTATCCGTTCCCGCCAACATACCCCCTATCATAACTGCCTTTGCCCCAGCAGCAAGAGCTTTTGCCGCATCTCCAGAAGACTTTATTCCTCCGTCAGCAATAATAGGTCCAACTTTACTGCATCGTTGTATTGCAGTAAACTGAGCAAACCCACAACCAGTTTTGATCCTTGTTGTACAGGCGCTCCCTGGGCCTACTCCAACCTTCACAATGTCCGCTCCCCAGAGAACTAGTTGTTGCGTTGCTTGTGGGGTACAAACATTACCTGCTATAATTGCCCCTTTAAAGTTTAGTTCTTGTCTCAGGTAGATCAGAGTATCTTTCATGTTTTTGCTGTGTCCATGAGCAATGTCTACACAGAGAATAATATTCTTATTCCTATAGTTCTTGACGAACTTATCAATTCGTTCTTTGTCCTTTTTAAGACATCCAACAGATAAGGCAATGGGTGAGGTTTCTGTTCTAAACCAAGTATTTGCCATACTGACAGCTTCCTTTATGGTCATGTACCTGTGTATTATTCCCAAACCACCTAGTTCTTTCATGGCATAAGCCATTTCATACCCAGTTATTGTATCCATATTAGCTGAAATTATAGGAACATCCAATGAATATTTTCCTATAACTTTCTTCTGTTTTAGAGATATATCATTTCTGGATTCAACCTCTGAGTAGGCTGGGACGAGTAGAACATCGTCAAAAGAAAGACCAATCATATTTTCTTCTAGCATTACACCTTTATTGGGAATTTGTCTAGGTTTTCGTTAATAAACCTTTGCCTGTTTTCATGCCAAGAATCTCGCCCAACTAGTTCCCCTGCCGAGTTGTGTAGCAAGAGAATAGGAACTGCTTTGTTTACAAACCCCTTTTTCTTTGCTGTGTGCGTGTAGTGAATATCGTAAAAGTCCCATTCCCCATCAAAGTAATCTGGTTTTCTAAGATCAACAGCTTCTAAGACTTCTGCTCTAGCCGCAAGAAATAGCCCATCTAATGTTGCTACTGGGCCGTAAGGTCCGTAGTAGGTGGGATTTGCACCTGTGTTCAGATCATTCCCGTGGAATACAAACCCACGAAGTTTTTGGTCTCTCCACTGTTCCTGCTCCCACCATACAGCTCTGCTAGTTAACTCTGTTGTTCCTGCTGGGCCTATAAAGCCTGTTTTCACATTGGTTAATTCTTCTATTAGAATTTTTAAGAAATACTTTTCACCTAGAAGAATTTCTATGTCATCATGGCACAGGATAATAATATCTTTGCTTCCTGGCTTTGCTTCTTTGAATGCTTTTTGATAACCTGAAAAAATAGATTTAGCATTTACTATTAATTTAACCTCGATTTTACACCTAGATAAATAGGAAACGAGGTTTTCAGTTGTGGTACTGAGAGTCTTTTCTCTCGTACAAATGAAGGCATGAATTTTCATCAGTCTATAATAGTGTAGAAGCCGAAAAGATTAGAAGTAATTATGACAGATAACGAATTAATTTTAGAATTCAAAAAGTGTAAAGAAGATCCAGTTCATTTTCTTTGCAATCACATTAAGGTAACCCATCCCATCATGGGGTTGGTAAAGTTTAACCTATACCCTTTTCAAAAAGAGATCATCACAAACTTAGAAAAATATAGGTTCAACATTCTTAGGAAGTTTAGACAGGCGGGATGCACAACGATAGCTTCCGCCTATGCTCTATGGATGGCAGTATTCCAACACCATAAAACCATAGTGATTATTTCCAAAGGTGATGCGGAATCTACTGAAGTTCTAGAAAGAATAAAATTGATGTATGATGAGCTTCCATCCTTCTTGAAGCCTGACATAGTAGAAAGCAACAAGCATACACTAAAATTGAACACTAATTCTGTAATAAAGTCTAGGCCTTCTGGAAAGCAGTCTGGTAGGTCTTTAGCGGGTTCTCTTTTGATTGTTGATGAGGCAGCATTTATTGATAATATTGATACTATCTGGGCTGCTGTTTATCCAATCATCTCAACAGGAGGTCGTGCATTCGTACTTTCCACCGTAAACGGTATTGGAAATTGGTACTACGATACTTATAATGATGCGGTAACTGAAAGCAATAGTTTTAATGCTATTGATATCAATTGGAAGGATCACCCAGAGTACGCATATCATGAGGGTTATGAAGAGTTGTATGATGTGATGGAGAAGCAAGAACCCTCTTTAGATGTTAGAGATTGGGAAGAAACTACCAAGAGTAATATCTCACTGAAAAAGTGGCAACAGGAATATGAATGCACATTCTTGGGTACTGGTGAAACCTTTATAGAAGGAAGTATTCTTCAAAATCTTCATGAGCAAGTTAAAGAGGACTATTACATTAAGTATAATAATAGAATGAGGGTCTGGGATGACCCCCAACCCTATTATGATTATGTTATTTCGGTAGATGTGTCCTTAGGGCGTGAAAGAGATTATTCCGCTTTTCATATAATTAATATGTATAATGGAGAGCAGGTAGCGGAATTTTATTCTAATAGAACACCTATTAACGAATTTGCTGAAATAATTGCTAGGGAAGGTAAACTATATAATAACGCTTACGCAATTATTGAACGGAATACTATTGGAAACAATCTTCTAGATTGGTTATTCAATATTTTGGAATATGAAAATATTTGGACTGATGACAAAGGAGAGATGGGTTTTCAAACTAATAACAAAAATAGAGAAATTTTGCTAGCAGAACTAGAAGAAGCTTTGAGAACTAAGATGTTGCAAATAAATTCAAAAAGAACAGTTGATGAATTACTAACCTTTATTTTTACTGAGACTGGTAGAATTGAGGCTGATTCAGGAAAACATGATGATTTGATTTTTGCTTTATCTTTGGGGGTACACGGGTTAACTCAAATACTTAATACAACCCCTCTAGAATATTCAAAAATATCACATAAGAAACGGGAGCCTTTGGCTCCCATACCTTTGAGAAGCTTTCCACTAAAAAGTTATGGTGGAATATCTGAGGAAGATTTAAGATGGCTGATGAAATAAACGAAAATAACGAAAGAATAGACGAAACATATACTGAGTTCGGTGGTACTAGTATGAGGACACCTATGGGTGGACAAGCCTTCTTTACTCCAACTGGGCGGTTAGGGCGATGGTTCGCAAAATTCTTTGCTACTAAAGCACAACCTTATGTTGCTGACCAAGGTAAGACTGGGGATACGCCTATGGCTCCATTGGCTGGGGATACAGTTGTAAGTCCCGAGGTAATAACCAGTAAAGGGCCAGCTGGGTTTAGCCTCATTAGGTCAGGGCTTCCTCAATTACCTGAATTAGAAATAAATAGAAAACAGCGCTACAAAGAGTACGAATCTATGGATGAGTATCCTGAAGTGGGGGCAGCTTTTGATATCTACGCCGATGATAGTTCTCAAAAAGATACAAGAAATAATAGATGGATAATTAAATCAGATGACAAGATGGTTGTTGATGAAATTAGTAACCTTTTTGATTCTGTTAAGTTGGACAGATTTTACTGGGATATAACAAGAAATACAGTAAAATATGGAGATTGCTTTATTGAACTTATCTTAAATATGAATAATCCTAAAGCAGGAATTCAAAGACTTAAAGTACTAAACCCAAGTTATATTCTCAGAGTAGAGAATGAGTATGGGTATCTTACAGATTTCTTGCAAGAGATTCCTAAGAAAGATGATTGGAGTTCTTTTGGTGGACAAAGTGGAGCTATGCAAGGAAGTGATTACATAACTCTTGATAAGAATCAAATTGTTCACTTTAGATTACACAACTCAGATCCTGCTTTCTATCCTTATGGAAAATCAATTGCGGCTCTGGCACATAGAATCTTTAGATCTCTAAAACTTATGGAAGATGCAATGTTAATTTACAGGCTACAACGAGCGCCTGAAAGACGAATTTTCTATATTGATACAGGAAACTTACCTGCTACGAAGTCTGAAATTTTCATGGAAAGACTTAAAGAAAAATTCAAAAAGGAAAAATTTTATAACGCTAGTACAGGGGCAATTGATCAACGCTACAACCCTCTATCTACCGATGAAGACTTCTTTGTTCCTGTTAAGGCTGGGAGCAACACGAAGATTGAAACTCTCCCTGGGGCACAAAACCTAGGTGAGGTAGATGATGTTAAGTACTTCAGGGATAAACTGTTAGCTGCTCTAAAAATACCTAAAGATTACATAGTAGAGAAAGAACAATCTCCAGAGAGAAAAGCTAATCTTTCACAACTAGATATTAAGTTTGCCAGAACGGTTTCCAGAATACAGCACAGTATAGAAATCGGCTTAGAATTAATAGCAAAACGGCACTTACAATTGAAAGGCTATCCGTTATCTCTGATTAAAGAACTTCGTATTGAACTACCTGATCCTTCTGATATGTTTACTAAGAGAAAATTAGACTTAGATGAACAAAAAGCTAGAGTAGTTCAAGCTGTTCTTGGTTTGGGTTTGATTCCCAAGAAACAGATTTATAAAGAATACTATGATATGAGTGATGATGAAATTGAAGAGTTTGAAAAATTATTAGAAGATGAAATGGAAAAACAGATGCAACAGGAACAAGAGGCTATGATGGCTGGTGGTGGATTGCCCCCTGCTGGCGGGGACCCCATGCCCCCAATGGGGGGAGAGATGGCTGGCCCAGGCCCAATGGAGGCGGGAGGACAAGAATCAGATGAGAACATTCCCCCAACCGCCACAGTAGAAGCAGTTGTAAAGCGTTTAGAGGGATTAAAGAAACAAGTAATTCAGGAGTCTGGTGCTGACAATCCAAAAAGTAAGACTCTCATTAGAGCAATCAACAAATTGCAAGACAAAGTGGATATAACTTAAATTTTTATTAACTTAGTATTAAGTATATAAAAATGACCTAGGGGATTATTAATATGTTAGAAAATTTATTTGAAAGTAGAAATAAGACGGTTACCTCGTTGATAAAACTTGGGGCCTGTTTGGGCAGATCACTTAGGGAAAACTTATCCCTATTTGCTATAGACGGAGAGAATTCTTTAGTTAGTTATCTAACCGAGGGAGATCAGGTAATAACTGGTGAATACTCTGTTGAGGATGATATAACTCTTAATAACTTAGAGGTTATGTCATCAAAAGAATTCCAAAGCGCTGAAAGATTTGATTCCTTTGTTAAAGATAAAATCTCAAACTTTACTAGAGGCATTCAGGAAAATTCTTACAAAGACGCAGATGTGAGTTTTACTGATGTCCTAACTCTATGGGAAAACAGGCTAAAACTATCCCAAGTCCGTGATCGGTTACAAGAGAAAACACTGCGTTTTGATGAGTCATTACAGATTCTAGATACGGAAGAATTTAACAAGTTTAAAGAAATTGCTCCACAAGTTGTGGATTTTTTAAAGGAAAAAAAGGAAAGTATTATAAAAATCCCTGAAATACTAAATGCTTTCAAGCTTTCTAACACTGTTGCTGCTGCCTTTAATTTTCCTAAACTATCTTACACTGACCTACAAGAAGCAAAAACTTATACTTTAAAAGAAGGTAAATATGATTCAATCTATGAAATGATTTGTCGCCAAGAACTTGTTAAGCAGGAGTTGTTGGAGGCTAAAAAGAATTTCAGTACTATCTGGGCTTCAAATGATAAAATTAGAACTCTGGCTGGTATGATTTATGAAGAGTCTGATAA